AGATACCATGCCTGACTCAGACTCTTCGGTCCTTCCTCCAACAATCGGATTTGAAATTTGGATAGACCAGCCTTCCTCGCCAAATACTCCTGTCTCCACTGTGTGCGGGGTGATTTGTCTGTCATCTGCCTCCCATAATTCATGTAATTTTTTGGTTTCTAAGTCAACACCTGCCATGGTATTAATGACTTTACCATCCCAATACCATTTTTCTATGTAGGAAAAAAGATATTTAAGAATAGTATTAAATGGTGGTTTCTGTTTATTGATCCACCTCTTTATCTTCTGTAAGGTTGTTTCTTTTTCCTTGTCAAAGACAATTTCAAAGTTATAACTGAAATCCTGCGAAGGTGTCTTTTTTGACATCTTGTTTAATGCTCCCGATTAGGTAGGATTCAACCTCTGTCTCTTGTGGAGCTACCTGCATACCCTTAGAGGATAACCAGTGTGCTGTCCAAGGAAGAGGATTGTTGCTGATAGGTGTGTCAAAGATTGCATTCATACCGAGACCTTTCAATCTACGGTTAGCAGTCCATTCAACATACTTCTGTAGTAATTTATCATTCAAACCAATGATAGATCCATCCTTGAACAGATAGTTTGCCCACTCTTTTTCTTCTTGAACAGTATTTTCAAACATTTTATATACATTTTTCTCTTCTTCCTTAGCAATCTTCTTCATATCAGGATCATCACCCTTAGACCAGTTCTTTAAAATGTTCTGAGTGATAGTCATATGTAGACTTTCGTCTCTCGCAATAAGACCAATGATCTTAGCAGATCCTTCAAGGAGTTTAAGTTCACCAAAAGCGAAGGAACAAGCGAAGGATACGTAGAATCTGATTCCTTCAAGGATGTAGACATTAGCAACTGCTCGATACAGTTTTCTCTTGAGTTCATATAGTTCTGCTTGAGCCATAGGAACTTCCATCAAATTATGTTCCCACATTCTTCCAGACCCATATTCACCTGCTGCCTGTAGGAAGTCGTCATATGCCCCTGTAACGGACTGTGCCCTCGCAAGGATGCGATCATCATTCAAGATCTTATCGAACACTTCAGAGGGATCAGAGTACACGTTCTTGATAATATGAGTGTAAGACCTACTGTGTACCATCTCCATGGTCTGCCAGATGCTCATTGCAGATTCAAGTTCAGGTAGTGAACAGAAAGGTGCAAAAGCAATCCCAGGACCCCTCCCTTGTACAGAATCCAAGAGGATTTGGTACTTAAGGTTACTAGTGAAGATGTGTTTTTGTACTTCATTAAGTGTCTGATAGTCAGCACGATCTTTCTGTAGTGATACTTCTTCTGGTCTCCAAAAGAATCCCAGTTGTTGTTGAGTAAGTTTGTCAAACACTGGATACTTAAACTTATCGTATCTTTGTACTCCCAAAGGAGGACCAAAAAACATTTTCTGTTTTGTATTGTCAACAATATCCGTATTGAATACTGTCATTCCTTTTACTTTAGTACGCATGGGATCGTTGGTTCTAAATTTTGCAGCTGTCACAATCATCTTCCTCTGATTCTAATATTTGGGTTAACATATCTTGGATTGATTCTTTCTTCTCCTCGGTTAGTGATGGTTCTTCTTCTTTTTGATCGTATGTGTTCTGATAATATGATGTCTTCCAACCATACTTATATGTTTTAAGTAGGTCACCTGCCATTTCAGATACAGGTACTTCATTGTTAGGATAGTTCTCTGGATTATAAGACCAGTTGCCACTGATCGCTTGATCAAAGAACTTTTGCATAGCAGAGATAACTTTGATGTATCCATCATTGTTTTTCATATCCCATAACAATGTATAATTGTTCTTCAGTGTAGTAAACTGTGGAACAATTTGCTTAAGAGGTCCTTTCTTTGACTTCTTAATGGACAAGTATCCTCTAGGTGGTTCGATACCGTTGGTTGCATTTGACACAACGGAACTGCTCTCTGAAGGCATTTGTGCGGACAAAGTGCTGTGCCTGAGTCCATACTCTTCGATATCTGCCCTAAGATTATCCCAATCATAATTCAATTCTGCCCCACAGAACTCATCGATGTCACGCTTATAAGTGTCGATTGGGAGGAGACCGTCTGCATACTTGGTGCGATGGAAAGCCTCACATGGCCCCTTTTCTTGGGCAATTGTATTACTGGATCTAAGTAGATAGTACTGGAAAGCTTCAGACAAGTCGTGGACTGATTTCCATGCTGCGGGGTCATCATAGTTGTAACCTTGTTTTGCTAGGTAGTGTGCAAGTCCGATGTAACCAATACCAAGAGAACGACGAGCAAGTGTAGAACGTTCTGCTGCTTTAACAGGGTAGTTCTGATAGTCAATAAGTTCCTCCAGACCACGGACTGCTAGGTCACAGAGGTTTTCAAGTTCATCTAACTTATTGATCTTACCTACGTTGATAGCAGATAGAATACACAATGCAATCTCACCGTCACGATCATCAATGTGATTGATAGGGTCAGTTGGAAGTGTAATCTCCTGACATAGGTTACTCATATTTACCTTATCAAGGAAGGAAGAATGGGTATTACAATGGTCGATGTTCATAATATATAACCGACCAGTCTCTGCTCTTTCTTTTAAAATATCTAAGAATAGTTTCTGTGCCTTGATAGTCTTTCTTTTAATAGATCCATCAGATTCATAACCTGTATACAGATCATCAAACTCGTCAGTGCCAAAAGCATCGTACAAACCTGGTACATCGTGAGGTGAGAATAATGAGATGTCTCCATCTTGGATGAACCGTTCGTAGAATAGTTTGCTGAACTGGATTGAGTAGTCAAGTTTTCTGACACGATTATCCTCCGTTCCTTTGTTGTTCTTAAGTACAATAATATCTTCTATTTCTTGGTGCCAGATTGGGAAGTGGACTGTTGCTGATCCTCCACGAATCCCATTTTGCGTGCAGCATCGTACAGTTGATTCAAATTTCTTAAGGAATGGAACAACGCCAGTGTGTTGAACTTCTCCGCCCCTGATTTTAGCGTTGATGCCCCTGATTCTACCAGCGTTGATGCCGATACCAGCCCTCTGTGAGACATAATAACCAATGGCCATATCACTACTAAAAATACTATCCAAGGTGTCGTCAATGTCAACCAGAACACAAGACGCAAATTGCCGTAGAGGTGTTCTGACACCGCCCATGATTGGGGTCGGTATGTTGATCTTGTGTTTGGAAATGGCATCGTAGTAACGTTTAACGTAGTCGAGACGTGTATCTTCTGGGTACTCTTGGAACAGAGTCACAGCGATCATCATATACATGAACTGAGGTGTCTCATATACTTCACTGCTGCTACGATCCTGTACAAGATACTTGTCAGTAACTTGACGAAGACCAGCATAAGTGAATAGAAGGTCGCGACCATGATCAATGTATGTATCGATTCTGTCCCACTCATCTATTGTATACTTATTTAAAATATCGTCATCATAAACATTATTTTCTACACAATTTGTAGTATGTTCATACACTGAGGGATATCCTTGAGTCCACTCAGACCCAAAGACTTGCTTGTATACACTATACAAAAGCAAACGTGCAGCAGCAAATTGGTAGTTGGGATTTTCCAAACTAATAAGGTCACTGGCAGAACGAATCAGAATTTCTTGGATGTCTGTCGTATTGATACCATCAAAGAACTGGAGACCAGAGTTCATTTCGATCTGAGAAGCACTCACACCGCTCCCTAGACCCTCACATGCCTCTTCTACTACCTTATGAATCTTATCAAGGTTCAGACCCTCTACAGCGCCATTACGCTTCGTTACTTTAATACCAACTCCGTTAGTCATACTTTTTTCCAATCGTTAAATTTAAGGGTTGCGGTTAGTCCCTGATAGACATTAGATTCTACCAGACTTTGTACATCATGTCCACTAATGAACATGTCATTGATGTCTTTTTGATATATGTTTTGAGGCCAGACAACTACTTTGTCGCCTCTGTCGATGACTTTGGAGATTCTGTTAACGATTTCTCTGTTACGTGGTTCGTTATCAAAAATCCAAATATGATCGCTCCAACCAAACGTCCGAATATCAATATCGGACCCAGCCATAGCCACCGAGTTTTTGATGAAGGTCGAGTCAAAAGGTCCCTCTACAATGTATACAGGTTTATCATTTTTTATTCTATCCAGTCCGAAGATCTTTGGTTTGTCTTCGTCAAGCATGATCGTGATGTATCTTAGTTTTGCCTTTGGGGCTAGCGATCTGCCTTGATAACCAAACAGGTTACCTTTTTCATCTCGGAATGGAATTATAATACGAGACGAGTCTTGGCGAGCAGTCTCAAACATCTTCTTTTTCTTGTTTGTCCACTCTTTAAATTTGGGACAGAAATAGAAATAGTCTAGATCTTTGATACCTCTCTTCTCAAGATACTCTCGTGCTGGGTGAGAAATATTTAGGGAAGAAACCTTCTCTAAATCGACATCTCCCTTATTAAATTTTGGTTCACTAAAATTAAATTTGGGAGTGGGTATTGTAGTACCCTTGCCACTATTACCATCTTTGAATTTCTCCATTACATATTGATCATGAAGAAAAGTATCTTGATCTTTTATAAAGTTCGATAATGTTCTACCCATGCCACAATTATGACATTTGTATACAAAATCATTCTTGATCTTAAACAAATATCCCCTCGCCTTGTTCTTTCTCTTCTGACTGTCGCCACAATAAGGACACCTGAAATTAAACAGGTCTGCCTTCTTGCGGGTGAAGAGGTTCAGACGGGGGGATATTAAGTTTATGTACTTTACGTCAAGATAACTCAATGAGGGGTTTTTCTACTGGAATTATACTAGCAGATGGTGACGATGCTGTCAAGTTTTTTAGTAATGCCTGTCCTGGTGTGGATACTAGGAAACATATAACTGATAATGCTCCTGCTATTGTCCACATCTTTTTCTCCATGAGACGGAGACGATCATCAACAAGACGAATGTCCCTCTCACATCCCACCTTAATGACTTGTGTTTCTCTTGCCAAGTCAGCAGAGATTCTATCTAGTTTTTCAAATAAAACTCTATCAACTTGGTCTTGATTGTCTAGTTTTTCATTATGCACAGCAAGAAGTTGACCCATCTTCATGGAGTTTTCCTGAAGAGTATCAACTACTTTTTCTAATCTTTCTAATATTGCTGTGTTAATGTCAGACATTTATACATTCCTTACGGCGAAGTCCAGTGCCGATTGATACGATGCTGCATCTTTGTTTAGCATGTATTGGAACTGTGTTTTATGAGTATCATCTAATTGTGCATAACATGCAGCAATTCTCTTAGCAGAGAAATTGTCTAGGTTTTGAACTCCACCATCAGAGAATTGAATCTTAGCAAAAGATCCTTCACCCTGTGGGTTAAGTTCAGAAGTTGCAACGTCTAGAGCAACTTGGATCACATCTTGGTTCTCAGTCATAATGTCTTTAGTAGTTTCAGTTTCTTCTCTTTTCACTTTTTTAGTTTGATCTGCTGCCTTCTTCTTGAAGTCAGAGAGACGTGCCTTCATTAAGGTATCCATCTCTTTAGTTTTGTTCGTAAGTTTTTGCTTTGCTTCCTTACGCTTGTTTTGCATTTCCTTTTGGCGATTCAGCTTCTTGCTTTGAGCAATGCCTTTTTGTGCCCTCTCAGTGTCGGACACAATAGCCTCATCAATTTGAGTTTCTACTTGTTCTTTCATTTTTCTTTTTTGAATACGATTAAAAAGAGAGCGTGCGCCTTTGGTGCGACCATCGACTTTATCTTGATTACTCTTCTTCCACTTACGGTGTTGTCGTGGTTGTATAGTAACAAACGCAGGTGGCAATTGGAGACCAGATCCGTCGCCCGCTGAGTTTATCTCTTCATTTTTTAGATTAGGTTCAATTGTTTTAGACATTCCTCGTCAAAACCTGTAGTTATAGAAGGTGGTAATCTATTTAGAAACAACATAAACGCCTTGATTTGAGACCAGTATGTCGCTTCTACTTTATAGAATAGCAACGGAGTTGCTGCATCATCAAAGACATTATAAAGTACAATGATATGGTTCAATATTAAATGAGTCTTCAGCTCCCCCGTCGTCTCATATCTCTTGAGCAGTCTTTTGATGTACTTAAATCTCTTTAAATCCTCTTCAAAGTCTGAGTAAGTGACGGACGACGGATTGTTGTAATTTTGAATAGCGAAGAATAACCAGTTATCTGGTGTCAATTCATTGAAGTTCATTCATTAAGTGCCGAAGGTTACAGTTGCGGCACCATCAGAAATCACTTCTTCAGTACCATTTGCTGAGGTAATCTTAACTCTGTACTTATAACCATCTAAGGTAGCACCAGTAAGTCCACTATAAGCAAGTGTTGCTGTAGTGAAGTCAGCATATGTAATACCTGTGTCAGTATTAGCAGCGATGTTTGTCCAACGCTTACCAGATGCTGTCTGTCTCTGCCAAACGTATGCAAGTGCTCCAGGTGTTCCTGTTGTAGTAGTGGTAAGAGTAAATGTACCAGCACCAGAGGAAGAAGTAGAAGCAGCAGGTTCAACAGTGATAGTCACAGCAGATGCTACATCAGCAACCTTAGTGTCATCCGAGAAGTCTCCAGAAGTTGCAGCAGCAACAGATAGAGATGCAATGCATTCAGTCTTGTAACGTGTATCACCAGCAGCGTCAGTATATGTCTTATAGTTCCACCAACCAGGACCAGTTAACCCACGAGATTTGTTCTCTGCAAGTTCTGCCTCAGTTGCGTCTACAAATAGGATCTCTCCTACATTAGTATCGCCACCTCTAATCACATATTGTGCTAGTTCTTTTGGTGGGGTTCTACGTACAGCACCGCCAAGAGCATTATTAGTTGCTCCCGCATAGTTCTTGTGTAGTTCAATAGAAGTTGTACTAGTAACAGTCCTGACGATGTAGTTAACACCACCAAGAACTAGAACATCTCCTTCGTTAACTGAATCAGCAGCATTCTTAGTAACAGTTGCATCGTCATTTGTGACGCCAACATTATTACCGAATGTTGCTGCATCAATAGTTCCGAATACAGCCATTGGTCTCCTCGTTTTATATGAGTATTTCTAAAGTTTATTTATATGTCACGCTTCTTCGCGAGTTGAGATTGATTTTTTCACAACTTCTAGAAGTTTGTCGTCCATATCAGTTTTGGTCAGTTTAACTGCCTTACCTAGGATAACAAGGCAAATATCAATTAACTTTTCGCCTAGTTCCTCGTTCTCAGGAATTTTATTTACAGCATCAGAAATAATTTTCGATGCAAATGGTAGTAGGAATCCTAACATAATCTTATGTCATAGTGCAGCTCTATTTATTATTTCTCCCACTCGTCTAAAATATCTGTAAGCTTTGACATGAATTGTTTGAAGGTCATCAAAGAACCAGAACGGTAATCGCGACGTGCTTTCTGAACACCGCCTTCAAATGATTCCTTCTTGTTCTTATGCTTCCAAGCAGTAGCATAAGCAATACCTTCTTTATCTTTCGGATAGTTTTTCTTTATGTGCTTGACCATCCTTTCGTACTTTTTTCCAGGTGGTGCCACCTCCTTAACTATATCAGGATGTGGAGCATAGAGAGGACCTTGATAGTTACCAGCGAATTGTTCGTTGGTTGGTTTAGTAACCATACCCTTCTTACCATCATTGATGATAGGCATGACTTCTACATGACCACTCTTCTTATTTTTAAATTTTGAACCCTTTTTCTTCGCTTCGTTTAGAAAATCTTTGAATGGTTTCATTTCTTTCCCTTCATACCAATAATCTTAGAGACCTTCTTACGACGCATATGAAGGTACTTGTCAGAACCATCTACGTCACCATCGTTATCAATATCCTTATCCTTTCTGTCTTTATGCTTACCCTTTAGTTCACTCTTGTCAACCTTATCTAATGTCTTCTCTGCAACATACGCCTTAGACTTCTTCTTCTTTGGTTTGCCATATTCATCAAGTTGCTCACCATCATGCTCAAGTTCGTCACCTGACTTTACACAGTTGTTGACTTCTTTACCACCTTTAACCTTAGTTCCTTGCTTCTTATATCCTTTCCAGCAAGACTTGTTGCCATTATCATCAACACCATCCATCTTTACTTTCTCAAGAACCCATGTCTCCCCATCAATCTCATACTCTTCTCTTTCTAAAACTTCTGCTTCTTCCTTAGTAGCAAGTTGTGCTTTAGGTCCTTCTTTCTTAGCACCTTTCTTTCTCTTGGTAACATCTTCAATCTCAGCACCGTGTGACTGAGGATCCATTCCATCGAATGGTGCTTCATGGAGATCTGGTAGTGTAGCGTTCTGGAAGCAATCACCATCCATCCACTTACCATACTGTTCCATCAATCCAGATGAAAATTCATCGTTACTATTGACGGCATTAATTGGCTTCTGATACTTCATCGTTCAATAAGGAGGTTCTTCTCGTATTATTTATAGATCTAATGTTCTTCATCCATTCACGAAACATGTTTCCTGTTTCAGAGATGACGATGGCATAGTTGCCACCGACTCTATGGATATGTCCTTTGTCACCAGTACGTGATGACATAACAGCATCACCTTCTTTGAAAACTACCTGCTGTCTTTGTTGTTGACGCAGTGCTTCTTCTCTTAATTTCTTAAAGTCTTTCATTTAAAATTCTTAGGTAGTGCCGCTGCAATCTCATTCATAAGAGCACGACAATCACGATCACTTAATGTTTTGGGAATACCTTTTCTGAATGCATCAAAGTCCTCAGCATACGCTGCACGTCTCATCTTAGTTCCAGAAATGGCAAATGTATCACCATCAGCGTCTCTACTCCCAGAAGACTGAATATCAATCTTACGGAATGAAAACTCAGTTCCGTTATATTTATGTAACCATTGCATCGCTGAAACCCTGTCAGAACCTACTAAAAATATAACTTCATTATATCCCGCAAGCATAAGATCTTGCATAATACCGACTGGTTCTCTAGGACCTGAGAATATCTTTCCTCTATGTTCTCGGAACATCTTCTCCATATAATACTTCTTACGATCTGGTGGTAATGGATTACTACCTTTTTTATCTACAGACTGTGAAATGTATATACGATAGTCATGACCACCTGCTGCTCTAGCAAGACCAGCAAAGTTCTCCTTGTGTCCTGTAGTAGGTGGTTGAAACCTACCAAATGTAAAGTAGCACTTATTACAATTTAACGCCATTGTTTCTGCAGAGTGAAGTTGTTGTATGCAAACTCTAAACGATTAACAAACTTGATCATGTCTCCATCTTTATGAAGAACATATCCCTCAGGAGTTGTGACCTTGTATCCTTTGTCCGTCTGGACAAAGGTCCTGAATTCTTCTAGATGATCCAATTTATCTATAACCATTTGCTTCACTGTTTGTAGTTCTTTATACAGTGATAACATTGCTTTGAACTTATCTTTATTCTTTTCGACATATAACTGACTACCATATACAAGTTCTCTCTTTGCTGTAAGGTTCTTTACTGTCTTAATCTTTGCAAGTTCTTTATCCATCTTGTCACCATAGAAGTTTAACATGGAATACATTGCTTTATCAACATCAGTAATGCTACGAGCATTCTTGATCTCATTATTAAAGAACTGCTTTAGGTATGATGCAATATGAAACTTCTTATCTCCTGTAGTACCAGTAGCATCTACCAGTTCGTTTAAGAATGGACCACACTTTCTACACATCTCTTCGATCTTAGAGACATAGTTATCAAACTTCTGCATCTCTGACTTAGAGAATCCAACACGATCCATAGGAGTATCGTTCTTGATTACTGCTACTTCATTTATTTTATTATATGTGTTAACTGGAGCTCCTGCTCTTGCTTGCATTTCTGCTAAGGAATCACCAGTATAGTGAGTATGGAATACTACTCCGATCTTTGCTTTGCCAACCGCCTTACCAATATCGTGACTAACAGGGATGCCATAAGAAATTGTGTTTGGTCTAAATGTGTAGAGTTCTTCTCCATTAATAGTCTCCCTTTTTCTAGTGGAATCAGTGAATAGTAAATCACCTTGGATGACTCCTTTAATTCCAAGTTGACTGAAGTATCTAAGAGAGAACTTGAGTTTTTCTGCAAGGTCTCCACTATAATAGTTATCTACTGCATCTTCAGAAGCACATAATTTTGGTTCTGTTTTATTGAATACAGATTTAGTTCCTACAAAGAACACACCAGACATAGGATCAACACCACATACTACAGATGGTGCTCCATCCCATTTAGTCTGCATGAAACCAGAACTCTCTTGTTGTCCTAGCATCTTTCTTAGTTCTTTTAAAAAAGACACAGCAGCTTTACAACCCTCAACTCCATAGTTGAGCATTTCATCCTCTAGATGTTCTAAGTGTTTGAGTTGCTTTACGTTTGCCATTAGTCCATCAACTTTACGTATACAGATGATTTGTCACTCTGGGATGCTGCATACAAATACAGTGCCTTCATGATATCATTTGCTTTTCCTGAGGTTTCGATACAGTCAAGCAATCTCAATCCTAATAATTTAGAGTAACGCCAAGATTGATTTCGTTGTGCAATCTCAATCTTTGCTTGAGCATCATCTTTAGGTAATCCATCTGCCTTATATTTTTTAAGGAGTTTTAGTATCTCCTCTGTGATTCCAAGTCTTGCAGACTTATTTTTAGGATCACATTTCTGGTGGAATGGTTTATTGTCCCACCCAGTAGTAAGACCAGAGTAATTAACTCCCAAAGATTTTAAGATAGTAATTACACTACCACCACCAGAACGACCGCCAGCAGCAGATGCTGCTTTTAATTCTAACTGCCATGATGGAGACTTGTCACCAAAGTTTCTGGATTGAAACTTATCATATGTACCTGTATTATAATAGAAATACAAGTCCATTGGGTAGTTATCTTCATTATCTTTTTTAGATACAGTCTTATAGATCAAATCATATTTCTTAAAACCATACTTATCTACTTTAATCTTACGTGCTGCTAAGTTATAATTCAAGACTCCCATCTTACACTTACCAACAATTCGTTTAAGTGATACTCCAATCAAATCTCTGGACTCATACTTAGTTTTAATAAAATTATTAATACCATCAATAGTTTTTTCTTTATCTAATTCACTTGCATCAAGTCCATTACTAACCATCCATATATCTGCTGGATTCCATTTATCTTCTGAAGAAAAAGATACTTTAATATCAGGATCTTTTTTCATCTGAGCATTCAATCTTTGATATGCTGCTTTAATTTCTTTATCGTCTGGTCCACCACCACGACAAAATTTATATCTCTTTGTATCAGCAAATCTACCAAACCTTTCATATAACTTATTAGCACCTTTAATTGAAGAGTGGTGCCATGATAAATCTAATGCATCTCCATAAACATCTTCTACATTTGTATCAATATCAATGTACTTTGCTGCTTCTTTCATATCAGCATCAGTAATCATCTTAGTAGCATCAATAGGAGCTTTGTAAACATAGAAAGCAAGGGCAGCATATAAACATTGAGCACACTCATTACGCTGAGTTTCAGATGCTCCACCACCACTACCACCACCAGCAATAGGTTTTACTTCTACACGAATTTGTTTCTCAATATTACCAACAGTAATAGGAATATCAATCTGTTGATTATCTCTAGAAGGAACTGCGTCTTCAAATGTCTCTTGTAAATTTCTAGCAATTCTATTAGATGCTACTGCTCTACCACTTCTAGGAACTAGAACTTTAATTCCAAAGAAGATCTTCTTTCTTTTATTTGCATCATCATCAGGATTAAATGCAGACTTAACTTCATAATCAAAATATGCAAATTGCTTTCCTTGTGGATCAGTGCCTGATAAAGACTGCTGAACCTTAAGTATTGCAGTTGCCCATTGTCCAGTGATGCTAGTCTTTCCTTGTGCAGACATAAAAAAACCTCCCGTCTATCTATTTAGAGGGAGGTCATATTTATCGGTCACCTTTCTTCCTATTCTCACTGAAGTAGATATCGAAACTACCATCAGGATACCGCTTCTCCAACTTCTTGACATTCCTTTCAATTACTTCATCAAAGTCTACCTCAAGTGCCATGCAAGCTTGTGCCACATACCACATAGCGTCACCCAACTCAATAATAAGATGCTCTCGATTGTCGTCTGTCCAAGGTTTACCTTGGAATACCATCTTCTTAATGATCTCAAGAAACTCACCAGATTCAGCAGCAAGGCCAACACCAGAAGTGAGAAGACGTTCAATATTGGCACCCTCACGATCCAACTCGCCAATACGATCAGCGAAATCAACAAAGTTTGTTGAAGCTTTTGAAGTGACTGCTGCCACAAATTCTTCATAGCGTTTAAAGTTGATAGTCATAGAACTAAATTCTTAATAGATTGATAATTACGTTGTACAATTTTTCTATCGATCTGTTCTTTAAAACTATCGATAGCAGTTTCAATTACTGTCCAGTCAATGTCAGATTCTAACACACGACGGACTGTATCTGGATTGTAATGACCCAATCCAATCAAGGTTGGAATCCACAATCCGATACCAGCATGACCATGATATGATTGTATATCATAATCTCTAAGTAGACGAACATCATGGAAATGCATGAGTCTACTAACTTGTTCTGGATACTCTATCTTAGTAAAGTGTTGCCAGAACTCCATGTTCTTTTTACCACCAGTATAATGTATGAAGATAAAGTCCTTCATGTCATCATACATTCTAGCATATCTTTTGTTAAATGCGTCAACAGAAATAGGATCTTTTAAAATTTGATCATTCTGTAAGAATGTAAAGATGAACTCATCTAGTTGTTGAAGAGTACAATGAAGACTAGTTGCTTGCAATGGTTCAAAGAACGCTGCTGATAAACCTAATGCTAGGCAGTTACCAGACATAACATCCTTGAGTCTTCCAGAAGTAAACTCAATAGATTTAATCTTTTCAATTCCAGTATTGTATTTTCTCTCTAGTTCTCTGATAGCAGTTTGCTCATCAGTAAACTTACTAGAGTAACAATACCCCCTACCAATTCTTTCTTTAGTAGGAATCTCCCACACCCATCCTGCATCCATAGCAACAGCATTTGTGTATGAATGTTTCTCACTATAGTAATCACATTCTAACCTAAAAGGCATACCTCTATCGATAGGAAGATAATGTGAATAATCAATCCACTCGCCTTCAATTAGTTGTCTGTTAAAACCAGTACAATCTATGTAAAAATCAGAAGTGTATTCTCCACGTCCTTCTAAAAGAAGACTAGTGATGTCACTACCATTTCTACGAACTTCTAATACTGTATCAACAATATGATTAACTTGTGATTTAGATCTTAGATATTGTACTAACTTACCAGCATCTAGATGTAATGCTGGAAAGAACTCATCATATTCTAGACTACCATCAAACTTACGAATAAGATTTGTGTGTCCACTCTCAGCATAGTATGCTGACTCATTACAATGAGTAATATCTTTTCCAAATAGAGGAGCAGCATATACAGAATAATCAATATATGTTCTAGGTGTTATTGAAGCACCTATAGGAGAAATATACTGCCACTCTGCATCAGCAGACCAGTCAATAAAGTTAATACCCATCTTGGGTAAAGCATCAGTGCTATGAATAAATTCATTAACACTAAGACCATACTTTTCTCTTGAAATAATTTCAAGAACTTTACTTGTTGTTCCTTCTCCTACACCAACTGTAGGAATATCAGATGATTCAATAAGATCAACCTGAAGATTTGGTTTTGTTTTTGAAATTAGAAGGGCAGCGAACCAACCAGCACTACCTCCCCCTACGATTGTTAAACGTTCCACTCAGCGAATTTAGATAAACGATTTTGTGACTCAGAGAACTGTCCAAATTGTTCATCTGTGTCTTCACCTTCAATGCTAATAGCATTAGCATCATCCGCAACATCATACAACCTCATCTTAGATCTGTCAATACCTAACATAAACTTACGAGAAGCAGCAGTTTCATTGTAACGATTCTTAAGTTGCTTGACCATTATTCTTCCTTGGGATTCCAACTCCTCAGTAGATATGAGAGCGAACATAAGGTCAGCAGTAGCAGGGAGTCCGAAAGACTCAGACGTGTCGGTAAGGTCAGGATCGCTATTGCCGTAACCAGCACGAGTAGTTTGAGTAGCACTGACGATCGGTACATTAGCTTCGCAAGCCAATCCCCTAAGTTCTTCAGCGATTGCTTTAACATAAGTATAAGAGTTAACAACAGCACCTTTGTATCTGGCAGATGCACAGATGTTTAGGTAGTCCACAAAAATAATATGTGGTTTGAAATCTTTCTTAAGAGAAAGATCACTTAACAATCCCTTGAAGTGTCCAACATGTGCAGACGCTGTAGGATATTCTTTGATGATAAGTTTTCCTCTAGTCTTACGAGAGATTTCCTGTACCTTACTATTGAAGAGAACTTCTGGTAGTTCTGCAATATCTTGAATACCAACATTTAAAAGATTTGCATCAATTCGCTCAGCAATCTTCTCCTCTGCCATCTCACATGTAATGTAGAGAACGTTGTAGTTTTGACTGAGGGCGGCACTAGCCATGTGGCACATGAATAGAGACTTCCCGACGCCTGTACCAGCAAGAGCGACATTGAGAGTCTTATTACTGATCCCCCCTTTTGTAATATAATTAAACTTTTCCAAATCAAAGGGAATTTTTTCTTCCTTCCGATGGTAGAATTCATATCTGTCTGTAGCTTGCTCAATGTAGTCGTGTCCAATGTGTTCGTCGAAGGAGACCGCAAGAGCATCCTGTAGGATACTGGGGATAGCACCCTTATCTAACTTCTTGTCTCCGCCGTCAGCAATCTTAATTGATTGCATAAGTGCCAAGTATATAGCTTTATCTTGACACCACTTTTCTGTGGAATCTAACAACCAGTCATAATCCACCCATTCATCAGTAAGAGAATCTATTTCCTGTAATGAATTTTGGAATGCCTCGTCTGTAAGGTCTGCTCTATTCTGGATATTAATCGACAGAACTTCTTTAGTAGGGATCTTATCATACTTCGCAGCGAAGTCAGCAATCTCCTCAAAGATAATTTTTTCATGGTACTCTTGAAAATAATCTGCTTTTAAAAATGGCACCACCTTACGATAGTACTGTTCTGAAAAGATCAGGTTACGTAGGATGGTTGTTTCTATGCGTTCAATTGCCATAAGTAAATTCTTGTTGTGCTGCTACTTCTAACTTTTGCATTACTTCTTCTGTGAAATACTTCTCAGGATTGGCAAGAATAACAGAAGGATAAACGGAAGATTCACCAACAACGACACGATTCCCTTTACGGGTGAAAACTCCATACTTCTCACCCAGTTCCAGTAGTCCAAAATACTTATCCAGTCCACGGTCGTCAAAAAATAACCTGGTTTCAATTTTACTTCCCTCCTTGGTTAGTCGTGATTTCTTTGCTTCACACTTAATGATGTTACCAACAAGTTCAGTACCGTCCTTCTCTTTTTTCTTGCCGAGATAGATGATAGTAGATGCAGCATACTTGA